GCACAGAAGGAAGCCTTCGGGAAACCATTTCACTTAGGAGGAAAAGCCATGAAAGCAAACTACAACGTAACCGGGAACGAAAGAAAAGTACTGGTAGCAGCCATTGCGGAGCTCACTGGAGAAAAGCCAATCTACAAGTTCATGCCTACCTGCGCCTACGAGATCGGAGACATCACGGTCGACAAGGAAGGCGGCGTCACCTGCGAGGATGCTGACAAGCTGGAGCGGATCATTCACAACCTGATCGCCGATGGCTTCACACCGGAAGATGCCGAGGAAATCGAAAGCGCTGAGGAAGAAGCCACCGCTGAAGAAGCGGATAAGAACGGCACCGGCCTTACGGTCAGCGTCCCGCTGGACAAGGCTGCGGTCGGGAACCTAACAAACCTGCTCACCGCCAAGGAAAGCCTCATCAAAAAGGCTCTCGGCATTAACGACCTTGGCATCGAGGTAACGGAGGATGTGATCAGCTTCCCTTGGTTCTCGGAAATGCCGGAACCGGACGCGGTCAAGGCCTACACTCACTTCATTGCAGCCCTCTGCAAGATGAGCAGGGACTTAAAGCGAGCCAGCGCCACAGAAAAGGATGTAGACAATGAGAAGTACGCATTCCGCTGCTTCCTGCTGCGGCTCGGCTTCATCGGGAACGAGTACAAGGCAGAACGCAAGATTCTCCTCAAGAACCTCTCCGGCAACTCCAGCTGGAAGAACGGCGCTCCGGAAAAGGAGGTGGCAGCATGCGAATGATTACGAAAGAGCAGCTTGAATCGCTCCGCTCCCGCTACCCGGCGGGAACCCGCGTTGAACTCCTTGAGATGGACGATGTTCAGGCACCGCCCATCGGTACCAAAGGAACCGTTACGGGAGTCGATGATACCGGCTCCCTGATGGTGGACTGGGATAACGGCTCTGGCCTGAATGTGGTCTACGGCATAGACCGCGTGCGGAAGGTGGTGGACTGATATGGAGGAAAAGGTAAAGGAGCAGATCCTCGCCATCCGGGACACTGGCCTTACAAACATGTTTGACATAAATACGGTGCAACGGCTGGCCTACGAACGTGACTTCTACGAGCTGGTTTTATACCTTGAGGATCATCGGAAGGAATACGCGAATTTTATTCTGACCGGTGAGGAATAAACTACACAATGTATGCCTCGGATGTTCCCGCAGGATTGTCACATATATTCCGAGAATTAACTTGCTATTACAGGCGTTCAGAGTGATATATGTACATACCAAAAGGAACACAACACAAGGAGGAAACCACCATGAAGTACACAATTGAAGCCATTGAAAACGCGAAGCCCGGAATGCGCTGGGAAGAGATCGGATGTCACTGGACACTTGGACAGGCCTACCTTTACAGCAAGGAAGCCGGAAACGACCTGCCGAACTTCGCCGAGGTCATCTGGGACTACGACATTGAGAACATCCTCGCGGATTGCAGGAAGCTCGGAATCAGGGAGTTTACGATAAGCTCCACCTTCTCAAGCCTGATCGAGACCATCGCCAAGTTCGAGGAGCTCGGCTGCACGCTGGACGGGATCGTAAAGGTCAAGGAGCGCTACACCCACTTCGGAAGCGATGAGCACGCCCTCATCCCGGCTTTCAAGATGACGGTAAAGGAGGCATGAACCATGTGGAGCGAAGGAGTCATCGGCATCCCGGATGCCAAGGATAAGAAAAAATACACAAAGTGCCACTACTGGGTAAAGCATTACGAAGAACCCAGCGAAGAGTACGGGATCAACGGCGGCAAGATCAGCAAGCTGATGATCAAAATCAACGACGAGACCGTTTGCAACTATGACAGAGGCTGGGACATCCACCCCACCTGCAAGGAAGCGGAGCTGGCGCTTTGCATCCTTCTTGAAAACTACAACTAAGAAACAACCCTGAATACGAATATTCCGGGAGACTGAGCCGCAGGGCTCTTTCTCTCGTTCTGATACCAGATCGCTTCGGCGGTCTTTTATTTTGCCCTGAAAGGAGGCGGCTTTCATGCCAATGCGAAAACTGAAGAATTACAAGCCGACCCACTTCATGGCAGAGACCTCCCATTACAGCAAAGAGATGGCAGACTTCGCGGTAATGTTTATCGAGCAGCTCTGCCATACCAAAGGAACATGGGCAGGAAAGCCCTTCGAACTCATAGACTGGCAGGAACGGATCATCCGCGACCTATTCGGCGTCCTAAAGCCAAATGGCTACCGGCAATTTAACACGGCCTACATTGAAATTCCGAAGAAGATGGGAAAATCGGAGCTGGCCGCTGCAGTCGCGCTACTGCTCTGCTGCGGCGACGGTGAGGAACGTGCCGAAGTCTATGGCTGCGCAGCCGACCGCCAGCAAGCCACTATCGTTTTTGATGTCGCTGCTGACATGGTCAGAATGTGCCCGGCCTTAAACCGGCGGGTAAAGATACTGGCCTCTCAGAAGCGGATCATCTACGAACCGACGAACAGCTTTTATCAGGTACTTTCCGCAGAAGCATATTCCAAACACGGCTTCAATATCCACGGCGTAGTATTTGACGAGCTGCACACCCAGCCGAACCGAAAACTCTTTGATGTTATGACCAAAGGCTCCGGCGACGCAAGAATGCAGCCGCTGTATTTCCTGATCACCACTGCCGGAAATGATACGAATACCATCTGCTACGAAGTCCACCAGAAGGCGCAAGACATCATTGACGGCCGAAAGGTCGATCCCACCTTCTATCCGGTCATTTACGGAGCTGAAGCATCTGAGGATTGGACAGATCCGAAGGTCTGGATGAAGGCAAACCCGTCGCTGGGCATCACCGTCGGCATCGACAAGGTGGAAGCCGCCTGTGAGTCTGCCAAGCAGAATCCCGGCGAGGAGAACTCATTCCGGCAGCTGCGCTTAAACCAGTGGGTGAAGCAGGCCGTCCGCTGGATGCCTATGGAGAAATGGGATGCATGTGCTTTCCCGGTCTGCGAGGAAGATCTCGAAGGCCGTGTCTGCTACGGCGGCCTCGACCTGTCATCCACAACGGATATTACAGCCTTCGTACTCGTTTTCCCGCCGCTGGACGATGAGGACAAATACATCGTTCTCCCATACTTCTGGGTACCGGAGGATACTCTTGACCTGCGTGTCCGGCGCGACCATGTGCCATACGACACTTGGGAGAAAGAAGGCTTTTTGCAGACCACCGAAGGAAACGTCATCCACTACGGATACATTGAGAAATTCATAGAACGTCTCGGCAACCGTTTCAATATCCGTGAAATCGCATTTGACCGCTGGGGAGCTGTCCAGATGGTACAGAACCTTGAGGGCATGGGCTTCACGGTTGTTCCTTTCGGTCAGGGATTTAAGGATATGAGCCCTCCTACCAAGGAACTCATGAAGCTGACTCTGGAAAAGAGGATCGCACACGGCGGCCACCCGGTACTCCGCTGGATGATGGACAACATCTTCATCCGCACAGACCCAGCCGGGAATATCAAAGCAGATAAGGAAAAGTCCACGGAGAAAATCGACGGCGCCATCGCCACCATTATGGCGCTCGACCGTGCGATCCGCTGCGGCAACGATAACGGTGCTTCTGTTTACGACAACAGAGGCATCTTGTTCATTTGAGAAATGGAGGTGAATGCTATGAGCATATTTTCTGGACTCTTTCGGAGCAGGGATAAGCCTACTGATTCGACAACCGGCAGCTCCTACCGCTTCTTCTTCGGCGGCACGACCTCCGGGAAAAATGTAACGGAACGCTCCGCCATGCAGATGACGGCAGTCTACTCCTGCGTCCGGATTCTTTCCGAGGCGATTGCAGGCCTGCCGATTCATTTGTACCGATACGGCGAAGGCGGCAGCAAGGAAAAAGCAATCAGCCATCCGCTTTACTTCCTTCTCCACGATGAACCCAACCCGGAAATGACTTCTTTCGTTTTCCGGGAGACACTCATGACGCATCTTTTGCTGTGGGGAAATGCCTATGCGCAGATCATTAGAAACGGCAAAGGCGAGGTGGTGGCACTCTATCCTTTGATGCCAAACCGCATGTCCGTCAACCGTGATGAAAACGGCCATCTTTATTACGAATACCAGACTTCACAGGATGAAGCGCACACGATGGACGGCAGCCGTGTCCGACTCTCGCCCTTGGATGTGCTGCACGTTCCCGGCCTCGGCTTTGACGGCCTTGTCGGATACAGCCCGATTGCAATGGCAAAGAACGCCATCGGCATGGCGATTGCCTGTGAGGAGTACGGTGCGAAATTCTTCTCCAACGGAGCGACACCCGGCGGCATCTTGGAGCATCCCGGCGTGGTAAAAGACCCTGAGCGTGTGCGGGAAAGCTGGAACTCAGCTTTCGGCGGCAGCGCAAATTCCAATAAAGTCGCTGTTCTTGAAGAAGGCATGAAGTACACGCCCATCTCCATCAGTCCGAACGAGGCACAATTCTTGGAGACGCGAAAGTTTCAGATCAATGAAATCGCTCGTATCTTCCGTATTCCGCCCCACATGATCGGCGATCTTGAGAAATCGAGCTTCTCAAATATTGAACAACAGTCACTGGAATTCGTAAAATACACGCTCGACCCGTGGGTCTGCCGATGGGAACAGTCCATGCAAAGAGCTCTGCTCTCGCCGGATGAAAAGAAGGATTACTTCTTCAAGTTCAATGTGGACGGGCTTCTACGTGGCGACTACCAAAGCCGCATGAACGGTTATGCGGTCGGACGCCAGAACGGATGGATGTCCGCGAACGATATTAGAGAACTGGAAAACCTCGACCGTATTCCGGAGGAGGATGGCGGCGACCTGTATCTCATCAACGGAAACATGACAAAGCTCAAGGACGCAGGTATTTTTGCGGCCTCGGCACCAGCGCAGGAGGAAGCTGATGAAACAGAAGAAGAATCACAAACAGAACCGGAACCCGAAAACGGGCGTACCCGGATCAGAAAGAAGGAGGCACTATGACCAGAAAGTTTTGGAATTGGGTGCGCAACAAGGAGCCCGACAGCTTTGGCTCCGACCGAACGCTCTACCTCGACGGAGAAATTTCCGATGAGACGTGGTTCGGCGATGAGGTCACACCCAAGCTATTCAAAGAAGAACTGAATGCAGGAGACGGGAACGTCACCCTCTGGATCAACAGTCCGGGAGGTGACGTTTTTGCTGCCGCTCAGATCTACAACATGCTGATGGACTACCCGCACGACGTCACAGTCAAGATCGACGCCCTTGCTGCTTCGGCGGCATCCGTCATCGCTATGGCCGGGACAAAGGTCTGCATGAGCCCTGTGGCAATGATGATGATCCACAATCCGGCAACCGTCGCTATCGGTGATACCGAGGAGATGCAGAAAGCCATCGACATGCTGAATGAAGTCAAGGAATCCATCATGAACGCCTACGAAATCAAGTCCGGGCTTTCCCGCCACAAGATTTCACAGCTCATGGATGCCGAGACATGGATGAACGCCAAGGAAGCCATGAAGCTCGGCTTCGCTGACGAGGTTCTGTTCCGCGACGGCGAGGAGCCCGTTCCGGAGGATACGGCTGATACGGAGATGCTTTTCTCCCGCAAGGCCGTCACTGATTCACTGCTTTCACGGCTGATTCCCAAGAAAAAGCCGGAGGCAAATACACACATGGTACCAGTAACCGATCTTGAGAAGCGCCTTTCGCTTCTCGCACATTAAAGGAGGATTTTTATTATGACTCAGATTATGGAACTCATGGAAAAGAGAGCGAAGGCATGGGAGGCCGCTAAGGCTTTTCTCAACTCTCACTCCCAGAACGGCGGCATGGTCTCTGCTGAGGATGCCGCGACCTACGA